TATCCGGGTCGGCGCTGAGGATCTCGTAACGCACAGCATCGATCGTGATCTGCTTGCCAACTGGCTCGGCCATCACGGCGCTGCTCGCGACGGTGACGACTGGGCTGCTGGACGCTACCCCCATGCCCAGCTGCGCTTCGCTGGCGAGGTTGCGGAAGATGCCAGGCACAACCGCCCCGCCAATCGTCACCTGCTTATTAGCCAGGTGATTCAGGACGGCGCTGTTCGCGGCCAGCTGGAGGTTGGCGAAGAGCATGGGCGTGCGTTAGCGAATGACGCCGTCGAGCAGCACGGTCGCGCTGGTCTCGGTGCCGCCCTTGGGTGCGGCCAGAGCGCCGACCAGGGTGTTGTTGGTGGCGGTCGTGGTCAGACGCTTCGCGGCGTTGTCCCAGTAGATCTTGGCACCGGCCGCGCCAGTGTCGGCGGTTGTAGCCGCGAGGGAATACACGCCCGTGCGCTTGATCTCGACCTGCGTACCCTGCAGGGCGTCGTTGCCGGCGATGCCGAAGAGCGCGCCGACCAGCAACGCCTGGCCGCTGAGCACGTTGGCTGGCGCGATGACGGTGAGCGTGTCGCCGTTCTGGATGAAATTCTTCATGTTCGATTCCTGTGATGGATGGATGGACCGGCAGCGGAGGCTTACTTGCCGACGCCCTGGTACAGGCCGCGGTGGTCCACGACCTTGGCCGCGAAGTCAAGGCGACACTTCCAGGTCACGCCATCAGTCTCGAAACCGTTTTGGCTCTCGATGACCGGGCCTTCTGCGCCGTCCAGGTAGCAGTACTCGACGGTGTCAATCTGGCTGTTGTTGCTGCCGAGGTACCATCCGGTTTCGCTCGCACGATCCAGGATCGGCTCGACGATCGGTTCGACAGCCGTGCGCCCACCAGCGCGGAATTCGTTGATGTCGGACTGCTTGGCCGGCACGTAGTTCGAACTGGTCAGCGAGTAAGCTTCCTGTTCGAGCGAGGCCGGGACAATCAGGAAGTTCGGCGCCAGATTGAGCTCTTCGTCTTGCAGCCCCCGTTGCAGGCGAATGGCTTTGCGGCCAGCCTTTAGTGCGTCCAGCGTCAGCGCCGAGCCGACACCCGAGCCAATGTTTTTGTGATCGGTGCTGAACAGCGGTTTGCCATCGCCCATAGCCGGGTTGCTCGTGAGCTGGCTATACACCAGTCGGTTTTCCAAGCGACTCGCACTTGCGCCGAACGCGGTAACCAGCTTCTCGAATGCGCGCAGGTCATCGTTGACAATGGCTTGCCGCGTTAGCGCAACCATGCGGCCGAAGGTAACGAGTGAATAAAACTGCCCTGCGTCGCTCATCGTGCCGTACTTAAATTCGCCGTGCTCATTCGTCTGCAAAAGCTCGGGTGCGCCGGACAGCTGCACGATGCTGATGTTCTTGAAGTCTGGCGCGTTCGGCGCGCGGCGCGCCCACTGGGTATAGGTGCCAGCGTTCTCGGCATAGGCATCGCGCATGCGCTTGTTCGCGACGTTACCGAACAGAGCTGCGAAGTCGCTGGTGCCGTGCATGCCCGCTGAGCGGAAATTCAACATATTCGTGGCCAGCTGCATGCGATCCATGCCACGTGTCGAAACACCACGCGCTTCCAGGAAATCACGACCCAGTTCGAGCAAGCTCATGCCGCGGAATTGAGCGCCGTTCTCGGTCATCTTCGTGCGGGCGTACACGCGGTGCATGATCGCTTCTTCCATACCGGCCATGCGCATTTGCTCGACATCGCCGACCAAAACGATGCGGGTATTCTGGTGTCCACCGCTCACGGTCGAGTTACGGGCCATCTCGTCCAGCACGGCAGCGCGTGCTTGGTCGACCGAGTTGCCACCACGGATCAGGCCGGGGGCCAGGTTGGTAACGCCGTGACGTGCGCACAGCTCGATGATGTCAGCCGAGCGGGTGACGGCTTCTTGTGCTGCGCGCGATGCGGCGTCGTCGGTGACGGCGGGCGCAGCTGGTGCTGGCGCCGACACTGGTGCCGGGGCTGATGCAGGCGCAGGTGCGGCGCGGGTTGGATCGATAGGCGCTGGATTCTGGGCGCCCGGCTGGGTAGCAATGGTCATGTTGTCTTCCTGGTTGGGTGAAGCGGAAAGGGCCGGCGCCCGGGTAATGAATTCGCATGGGTGACCGTTCTGCGGTGCGCTGCGCGAACTTGCTCCAGCATCGAACGGGACGGTCACGAAACTGATTTCGTACGGCTCCCAAAGCACGGCGCGATACAGCGGCACGTTGACGCCATCAGTGCGATCGATGGCACGGGTGATTTCGTACTTGGCGACGCGGTAGGTAAAGCTGATCGAGCGGATGATGCCGGACTTAATGTCGGCGACGATGCCGGCCAGCTCGGGCCGGTTCGACAAACGCAACGTTGCACTGCCCTCTCCGTTCTGGATGCTGCCGCGCGTGGCAATGCCAATGATGGACTTGAGGCCACCCTGAATATCGTGGTTGTCAATGACCTGCACGACGCCCTTATCGAAGCGCGTCATGTCGACAGCTTCCGGCGTGACGACCAACTCTTCGTCGTACGGGGTGTCGTTGTACCAGTCGTAGCGTCGCCCCATCGAACCAGTCGTCCAGATGACGTCGATCGTGTTGTCGATCTCGTTATAGGTCGATGGGACAAGCTCCGCGCCACGCGAAAGAGGTGGCATGATCCGGGGATCGGTAGCGGAGCGGGCTGCGATCTGCTGAGTGGTTGGCGTCGTCATATCCGCATGATGCGGATTTCCCTGTCTCAATTCTCGGAAAACTGAGACAACTTTTCAGACGACTATTTTTGTTCGCTAACGACGTAGTAGCGGCCTCCCCGCAAGGCCATCGTCTTCAAATCGGACGGCAGGTTTGACAGACCGCCCGCCGGTAGCTGTGTCGCTACCCCGACCAAGTTGGATGGGCCGCGCGCCTGGCCAATCCCGGCCTCGGGCACGTCACGCTTGAAATGGGCGCGTACGCCTGGTAGATCGGCGATGTTGATGGTCATGTGTCCCTCCGCTTGAAATGGGTTGTCTTGTCGAACTGCTCACGGTTCTTGCAACTGACGCGCGCTTCCCACCGCCAATCCTCTGGCGGTTCGTCGCCGGTGCCGCCCAGGAATGCAACGACGTAGGTGCGCACGACACCGTCGATTTCCACGCTTTGAATCTCTGGCGGCTCGATCGAAACAACGCCGACCAGAATCAACTCGATTGCGTTGCTGCTGTCGTCGAGCGGCGTCGTGGCCCGGTCGATCAGTTCCTGCGTGATGTCGGCCAGGTAGCGGCTCTTCTCGTCAGGGTCGCGATAGACGTACCAGTCATCGCCCTCTTTCCACGGCATATCAGCCATTATTCGAACCTCACTTTTCTAGTGCCAGTACTGTCAAACGGCGTGACCCGGCTACCACTTCCCTCGAATGGGGTGACGCGGCTGCCACTGCCTTCGAAGATCACGATCCGAGACGGATGGATTTTTGTAATATCAAACGGCTCACCCTTCGCCGAGAAGCGCAGCGTCACCGGGCCGCCGGCCAGCTGCAGGCCAGCGGGCGACACCATCAAGCGCCGACCGACCAATGTGCGCACCGCGCCCGGCGCCAGCGTCAAGCTCGCGGGAGCGACGCGCAGCCGCCGCGCGACGCGCATGCCGACGTTGCCGCCGACAAGCGTCATGGCCGCAGCGGACACCGAGATCGTGTAAGAGCCAGGTTCTGGCTTGGGGCTATACAGCATCTCTACCGTGCTGCTCGTCATGCCCATTGATGCAGGTGCCACGCTCAAGCGCCGTCCTGCGCGCACCGCAATGTCGCCACCCGCAATTGCCAGCATGGCTGGTGCAATGCTCAGTTGCCGGACCGCGCGTACCGCCACAGCCCCAGGCGAAAGCGTGAGGCTTGCGGGAGCTGCACGCAGGAGTCGTGACACCTTCATGCCGACCTGGCCACCGCTGGCGGCCATGCTCGCTGAACTCACACTCAGCATGTAGTTCACTGCTGCGGTGGCGGCGAGTTCTTCTTCCTCGGGTTCCGCGAACAGCTGCCACGGATTGGCCGACAGCTCCCTCAGTTCGACAGAGGTGGGCAGCCTATCGCCTTGCCATGCAAAGACCGCCAGGACGGTCCACTGCGATCCGACTTCCGTGCCGCGCGCATCGCCGCCGATCGCAAACGCGTTCGATGTAGATACGACTGTCGTCCCGCCGCCTGTGAAGGTATTGAAGTTTCCGCCATTGAACATGATCCCTTTTTCAGAGGGGCCGACAAGTCCAGCAAACACGCACATCTTGTTGCGCATGCTGGCGGCAGAACCGTAGGAAATATTAGCCGCTAAGCCCGGGGTCCACATGATCGACCGTACGTCGCCGCTCCACTCCTGTACGGCAATTACCGTGCCATCCTTTTTGACCAGCGAATTGCTCTGGTTCCCGCTGCCGTCCCGGTACGCGACAACCAACCAGGCTATCGACTGGCCGTTGAACAGCGCGGTCGAGTACTTCCGAGGCACGCTCGTGAGGTTGTACCCGACGCCTTCGGGCGTGACTTTGTTCGACCCAACCGACCTGGTATCGCTGTCGTAGCCAGTGAGTAGGCCGAACGAGGTTGCATGCGGCACCCATACGTCCACCAGCCCCGCAGCCAGCGGGTGCGACATGTTCACCTTCGACTGGCCCTGCGGCTGATAGCGCATGCCCGACATATCAGCTCACCCGGGCTTGAAGCTTCGACGAGATCGTCACTGCGTTGGTCGTGTTGCCGTAGCCGCCCACGCGCGCCCACATGACGCCATGGGACATGGTGACGGAGCGAGCAATGCCGCCATTGGCTTGGGTGTCACCGGTGATGGTGTAGTAATCGGTCCAGTCGTTGACGCCGTCAGGTGATGTCTGCAGCACGATGGTGCAGCCCACCGGTGGACCCGATGTGCCGTTCTTGACGATGTAGCCCCACTCGCCGCCCATGAAGCCGGTAACGTCGACAGCCGGCCCCCACACTGGGCTCGCAACGGTGCGTCCGGCCGGCACCTCAGTCGGCGCCAGAATAGTTACGGCCTGCTTTGCTGTTGGCATTTATTTTTCACTTCCGTCTGGGTGGAACAACGCCTCGGCCACCTGCTGCGCGGTGTACGGGTCAGGCTCAAGGCCAAGCGCACACAACGCTTCAGCGTCGGCCGGCAAGATCGCGTCAGGCCCGAACGAGCGGAGCGCGCCCTGCGCCAGCGGCGAGCCGATTCTGAGCCAGCCATTGGCCAGCAGTTGCACCACATGGCGCAGAGCCGGCTGCGCCTGGATGAAATCGATCAGCTGGTTGCCAGCGTCGATGCCGATGGTTTCCAAGATCACGCCGTACCCGATCTCGCGACCGTTGGCGCGCATGCGCCCGTGCGACAGCAGCGCGGCGATCGCATCGCAATCGCGTACGGCCAGCGCATCGGCACAGGCCGGGTTCGAGCGCGCCGCCTGGCGGAGCGCTGCTTGTTGTTCTGGCGTCATGATCAGGTCAGCGTCAGTACACCAGCGCTCGCGTCGAAGTCGAGCGTCAGGGTTTCACCATCGGCCAGGGTGATCGTCGAGCCATAGTCGATGTAGCCGATCAACGGCTTGCTGGTGGCCGTGTCGTTGTAGACCACCGCATAGCGGAATGGCCCGATCGCGTTTCCGGATGCAGTGATCACCTCGTCGGCGATCGTCACCTTGGCCAGGCCGGCGGTTTCGGCCAGCACGACTGAATCCAGCAGGAAGCCACCAGCTGGATAAGCGCCGCCGCTGATCTGCGTGATGTCGGACAGCAGGGCGGCAGACGCAGCCGGCAGGGTGTTCGTCAGCGCCGCCTTGAGCGTATGGACCCCGAAGTTGTGCACGCCGCGCAGCACCTGCTCGGCGAAGTCGGGGATCTTTTGTAAGGTTGGCATTATCTGTCCTTGAAAGTCTGTTGTAAAAATATCGATGGCCTACGCTGCTGCGTTCGGATCCGTGCCAGCCGGCGGCGTCGGCATGTTCCCGCGCTGCATAAACAGCATCGTGTCGAGAATCCCCAGCTCTTTGAGCCTGGCGATATCTTTCGCGAGTTCGGTGTACACCACCTCCGGGTCGTAACCCCGCTGCCGCAGCTTCTCGCTGAAGCTGGAAAGGCCACCGCTGATCTCAGCCAGGTCGGCCTGCACATCCTGCTGTGGGTTCACGTAGTCCCACTTCGGCGGGCTGAAATCCACAGCCTTGTCACGCGACTTGATCCGGCCAGCCAGGTAAGCGTGCTCGATGAATGCATCATGGATGGGCACTAGCAGCTTCGGGATCAGGGTCAGCCACTGCATCTGCGTCACCGAGCGCCGGAAGTCCAGCAGCCGCACGCGGGCGCTGCTGAAGTTCACCGAGCTCATGTCTCCGGTCAGCAGGTGGTATGGCACGCCGATACCCGCCGCGATCAGGTGCAGCTGGAACTTGACGTACTCGACGTAGCCCGGTGCCGCCTTCGGTTCGATGACCGTGAAGTTCATCCCCGGCGGCATGCCGACGATGCTCCCGCCCCCCAGCTCGCCCAGGTCGTGGTGACCGCTGGACTGGCCGTCGCCTGCGTTGCCCATGCTGGCCGGGTTCTCCGCGCCGCTGATGTCGCCACTGGCCAGCACCGACAGGCGGGCTTCCAGATTCTTGCGCGACATCTCCGCGTCCTCATACAGCTGCAGGTCGCGCACGCGCGCGATCACTGGCGCCAGCCGCGTGAAGCCACGGCCCTGCCCTGGGCGGCCCGGGTTGTACAGGTGGATGATCTGGTTCGCCGGCACGCGCTGGCTTTGCGACCGACCGCGCACTGCGGCGACATCCCCTGGGTGCTGGTCCCACAGGTAGTAGGCGGCGACCGCGCCGAGCACGTCGTACTCGATGCCGTTGACAATTGAGTTGCCGTTTAGCGTGCCCGAGCGTGCGCTGTCGAGCCAGTCAATTTCGAGCAGCTGCAACTGGAGTGGCACCGCCATACCCGAACTGGCGCTGCGGGTGCGCTTGCGCACCAGGACTTCGCCATCCTGCTCCATCGCCATATAGGCGGCTTTCATGAATCCGAAGAAGTCGAAGCGACCATCGGCATCGCATACCTTGAACCAGGCAGTCAGCAGCTCGTTGATCTTGTCCTTGTCCTTGCCGGTGGCGCGCGGGATGATGCCCGCGCCGACCGTCGCCACCGCCAGGCCATCCATGCCGGCCCAGATGTACGGGACGTTCTGCACTAGGGCGCGCGCCTTGGAGCGCAGCGCCTTGGCATCTGCCTGGTGATCAGCGTTCGCGCTGGCGCCAGCGCGGCGGGGGCGCCACGTGTCGCGCGGGCTGGCCGCCTCGTACGCACGCTGCAACTGGCGACGCGCGAAGTGGCGCGCGATCCCTGCTTGCGGGCTAACGAAGCCGATGACGCGATCGATGATGTTGGCCATCAGTCGCCCCGACTCGTGGTGAAGCGGAAGCCGAAGATGTAAGGAACGGTGCGCCGAGCGCTCCCGCTGATGACCTGCACCGCGTGCGCCCGGGCAGCGATCAGCTGCGCCGTGTTCTGGTACGTGATGCGCCGTCCGTCGAATTCGACCGAGAGCGCGCCGGATACAATCGCGGCGTCGAGTGCGTCAATGTCTGCTTGGGAGATAGCCATGCCGACCACGGTAGCGATATGGCTGTCTCAATTCTCGGAAAACTGAGATTTTATTTCTTGGTGCCGGGCGTCTTGATGATGCGGTAGACCGATGCCCTACTGATGTTGAGCCGGCGGCCCACCTCGGTCGCGTTGCGCCCGTTGAACAACACCATGACTTCGGCCACGATGCGGTCGCGTTCAGCCTGCGATCGCCGTGGGATATACGTCTCGATACCGGCAAACTCCCTGCGCGCCAACTCCTTTAGCGCGAAGGCCTTGTCACGCATCTCGGGAAACTCGATTTGAATGAACTCGAAAATCTTGTCAATTAGGTCGACGTTGTCGAGCAGCGCGGCTGTCACCACTGTCTCCCGGCTGGCCGACGCTGGTGGGGTAATGGGGTCGAGGGCGGTTTCGGTTTCCATGGTTCGTGTGCTGGTTGCGCTGTTGTAGTTGATAGTGGCGTGATTGCAGTAGCGGGCTGGTCCCCATCCGGGGCGGGCTGGTCGACTGAGCCAGCATCGTGGAACAGGTCGGACGTGGCAGGGTTGACCTTCTCGCGTACC